TGACTTGAACTGTAATTTTTGGGATATTTAATAAATAACACCCAATACTACAAGCTCCTCACGGGGCTTTTTTTATACCTTTTACCTAGTGAAACTCCCAGCGACATATTACCACGTTCGGGAATCAAAGGCACGTATCCAAATCCATCAAGGAGGGACGCGTTCAGGGAAGACGTACTCCATCCTCACGGCACTTATAGAGCTTTGCCACAAAAACACGGGACTGGTCATCACGATATGTCGAAAGACATTCCCTGCTCTTCGCGCTACCTCGATGAGAGACTTCTTCGAGATACTCAACAAAGAAGGAGCGTATAACGTAGAGCTTCACAACAAGAGCGAAGGCACCTATCAGCTATGGGGTAACCTCGTAGAGTTTATATCGGTAGACCAACCGCAAAAGGTCAGAGGACGGAAGCGGGAGATACTCTTCATAAACGAAGCCAACGAACTCAGCCTTGAAGATTGGCGGCAATTGATGCTCAGAACCACAGAGCGAACAATCATAGACTTCAACCCATCAGACGAATTCCATTGGATATATGAGCAAGTCATCCCACGAGAAGACGCGGACTTCTTCCAAACAACGTACAAGGACAACCCCTTCTTACCGCAAAATGTGGTCATGGAAATCGAACGATTTAAAGACGTGGACGAGAACTTCTGGAGGGTCTACGGACTCGGAGAACGAGGGGCATCACAAGCGACCATCTTCACCCATTGGAAAGAAATAGACCAAATCCCAAATGAATACAAACTCCTCACGACGGGCCTCGACTTCGGATACACGAACGACCCGACCGCAGTTGTCAGAATCTACACCGACGGACACGGATTCGCGGTTGATGAGATATGCTATGCAACGAGACTTACTAATTCAGATATTGCGAAAATGCTCCGAGATAACGGAGTCCATCGATCGGATGTTGTCATCTGTGACTCCGCAGAACCCAAGAGCATCGACGAGATACACTCTCACGGATTCAATACTCACGGAGCAAGGAAAGGACGCGACTCGATTAGAAGCGGAATCTCATTCCTCCACTCTCGCCCGCTTGCGGTCACTTCTCGGAGTGTCAACCTCATACGAGAGCTAAGGAACTACAAGTGGAAAGAAGACAAGAACGGCAAGCAACTGAATGAACCCGTCGATTCTTTCAACCACGCAATCGATGCGATGAGGTACGGGATCACATGGAATCAAACCAACCCCAACTTCGGCTCATATGCAATTGGGTAAAAAGCGGTCACCCGTCAAATACCCGCAAACCCGCATTTTCCCCGTGAATTATCCGCACGCACGCAAGATTCACGCAAACACGCATTTTTCACGCAAAATTCACGCATTCCCGTATCGTATGGGATTGGGTAAGGAAATCAACAATAACAAGTTAATAAGATAATGGAACTCAAGCTCCCTCATAGATGGTCTGACCTCTCACTCGGTGAACTCCAAGTGATGATGACCTCAGAGAATCCCCTTGAACGGGTGTCTGCTTGCTCAGGTAAATCCGTTGCACAACTGCGGAAGATGCCTCAGAAGCTCCTAGAAGCCGCAGGAGAGCATATCGACAACCTACTAACCCAAGAGACCGCACGATTCGAGAAAGTACTTGAAATGGACGGAAAGCGATTCGGTTTTATTCCCGATTGGGACGCATTTACTGCGGGGGAATGGATAGACCTTGAAGGATACATGGAAGACTTCTGGAAGAACGCACATAAAGTTATGGCGATCCTCTTCCGTGAGGTGACGTATGAGGTTGGAGAGAGCTACGAGATAAAGAAGTACACCGCCAAAGAAGACGCGTCCTCTTTTGAGGAGATGCCTGCGGACTTGGTATCGGGAACGCTGCTTTTTTTTTGGACTACCAGAAACGAACTGCTGCATTCTATTCAGTCCTCTTTGCTTCGGGTGGCGGAGGAAGCGACCCGGTTGGGGAGAAGTGGGGATGGTATCACATCCTATACACCCTCGCAGGAGAAAACGTCCTCAAGATGGACTCGATTACGTCGCTACCTATCCAAGTTGTTTTTCAACACCTCGCATATTTAAAAGACCGCGCTGCAAATGATCACGTTCAATAACATAGTCGAGAGATTCGAAATATTCGCAGAGAATCACTTCTTCATCAAGAGCTTTTCTTTTGGCTCTCCCGATGACGTAGACCTCTCTAAGTTCGAGGAGTTCCCGTTGATGCATCTCGTATATACGGGGTCAACATATGACGCGGGAACGAAGACATACAACCTTGAAGTTTATATCCTCGATGTACCTCACGACAAGAAAGGAAAGGTTATCCCACAAAAGGAAGCCATCTCCGATTCTGAGCAATGCGCGGAAGATATAATCGCGGATATCCGAAGCGGAGGAAACATCTTCTTGTTTGCTCAAGATTATGAGGTTGTAAACGCTACAACTACACCACTCGAAGAAGAGACGAAGAACGTCCTCTCAGGTGTGCTTCTTGATTTGTCGGTGGCTATCCCTTACGAGTGGGATGCTTGTAACGCTCCAATCGATGGAGTCTCTCCCGGAGGCGGTGAGATTATCTATGCTCGACGCGGTGTGCTTCGAATGCTGACTCTTGACGGAGCAACCGACGTTCAATCCGTTCGAACGATTAAGGTCACAAACGGAACTTTGACAGACGATGGAGATGGAGTTGTTACATTGGACACGGGCGAAGCAGGTGCGGAAAGCTTAAACGATTTAACCGACGTTATTTTAACCGCTCCATTGAGCCTAAATGATGTTATTGTTTATGGAGGTGCAAGCGATAGATTTTATAGAAATAGAGCGCTTAATATTAACGATTTAGGCGACGTAAATACTTTAGGTCTTACCGGTGATTCAATTTTAGTTTATAACGATTCCGGAAGCGAATGGCGCGTTATTGCAAACCGAACAGGTACGGTTGAAGATGTAACCGCAGGAACGGGTTTAACGGGCGGAGTAATTACAGATACTGGAACGATAGCCCTTGCAGATACTGCGGTAACAGCGGGAGCGTATACAAGTGCAGATATTACAATTGACGCACAAGGAAGAATAACGGCAGCAGCAAACGGAAGCGCAGGAACTTTCTTTATTCAGCGTTACTTGAGCGAAGCCAACACGCTACGAAGTGGAGCAACGGCAACAACAGAAATCTATTTTACTGCTACGGCTGAGGGTAACGGCTTAAGCGAAAGCGCGTCAAGCGATACACCGACAGCGGGTAAAGTAATCAACCGAAAGATTTACTATTCCGAAACGGCCTTTGCGGATCCTGATACGGGTACATGGGTTGAGTTTACACCTGCTCCGGCAGATGATGCAACTTTCGCAACCGTCAAAGCTGCTTTGTTTGAGTATCTAAAGGTTCGAACGGGCGGAACAATTCCAATAAGTCTGAAGCAGACATGGGAAGAAGGGTTAGAACCGACAGATTTGCTTGACACGTACACGGGTGCGGCGGCGGGTTACTCTTTACGCAGAATTAAAAGCACGGAAACGGTTGCAATTCGCGTTCGTAGGTCAAGCGATAACACCGAACAAGATATTGGATTTTCTGCGGGTGTATTGGATACATCAAGCCTCTTGACTTTTGCAGGTGCGGGCGATGCCTTTGTAAAGACTTGGTACGACCAAAGCGGAAACAGCAACGACGCGACGCAAGCGACCACAGCAAACCAACCGAAAATTGTTTCAAGCGGTGCGGTGATATTGGAGAACGGGAAGCCTGCGGTAGAGTTTGATGGGAGCAACGACAACTTGGCGGCAGCGTCCGCAGTCGTAACAGGTGCGCAATTCTTTTGCTCAAATGTTTTAACAATGGGAACAACGGGGCAACCTTGGGGTGACCAAGGTAGTTTAGGCGTTCGTGCTTATGAAGCATCTACAACAAATCTGCGCGTACAATACAACACGGACAATGGCAGTTTTCAAATGACGGGCGACAACAGCGGAAGCGGTCAGCGCTTAAAGTCGACCCGCTTAATTTCAGGCACGCAACAAATATTTGACAATGGAAGCATGGCAACAAGCGCAACAAGGACTTTCACAAGCCTTGCAAGCAATAACGTAATGCGCTTTGGAATGAGGTACAACAATTCAACTTTCTTTGACGGAAAATTGCAGGAGTTGATTTTGTACACCTCTGACAAATCCACCGACCGCACCGACATTGAAACCAACATTAACACCTTCTATAACATATTCTAATGAACGGCTATATCATTGTTTTACCTGAAGGCGTTTTATCTAGCGAGCAACGCGCGGAACGAATTAGCCGCGAACTCTACTGCGTGACCGCACCACTTGCCACACAAGAACCCTACCAACACGATGGAAAGGTATTTGCTAGGGTAGAGCATCCTGACGGGGTGCAGTTCGCTTTACAAGTGGATACCGAGTACAACATACCCGTCAGCCCATTGGCGACGTTAGAACGGCTTATATCGCTTATGACGGAACTCACAGAAATCGAAGTACGGCAGCTTTCTAGCTACGTTCTCAACTCGCAATCGTTCCCGTTTGGGGCTATCGTTCCGAGTACTACAACGGTAAGGACATACGAAGAGATGGTCGAGCTGGGTTGGTTTCCTGAAGATCCCGAATCATGAGCGAACTCAATAAAGTCCTTCTAGCGTTTTCAGATGATATCCTCAAGAGCGCAAAGCGTCACCTGGGGGGAAGACGTATCGGAAAGAATAAGAACTACGGGGTCGCTTCTGGTCAGCTCAAGCGGTCGCTATCTTATAAGATTCGAGTACGTGGAAACGATATCCGAGAGGTCACCTTCGGAGCTAAAGGGAAGGCGGCTAAATACGCGCCCTTTATCCATTTTGGAGTCAACGGAACACAGAAGAACCAGAAGTCGCCCTTTACGTATAGGAAGCAACCTCCGTCGTCTGTCTTTGTCAAGTGGATAAAGCAGAAAGGAATCAAGCTCAGAGATGAGAAGGGACGTTTTAAGAAACAAAGTGAGAGCAACATCAAATCCGCAGCGTTTTTAATAGCTCGCTCGGTGAAGAAGCGCGGGATCGTAGGGCTTAGGTTTTACGAGAAAGCATATGCAGCGGTTTCGAAACGATATGAAGCCAAATTTGGGAATGCCGTCGCTGAGGATATAGCGGGCAAATTGAAAGCAAAACTAGGAAACATTACAATCTCTAACTGATGGCATCAATTGACGCAGGGCCGACGGCAGGATGGATACCATCCGGACAAAAACTAATCTTTACACTCATCCCAGACGAAGCCGTTGGTGATGCGTATCGGTATATCGTACAAGTTGAGGAGAACGGAACAATAATTTCCAAAATCTACTTGACTCCGAACCCGACAGAAAGCGTTTTTTTCGATTTATCGCAAGTTCTAACGGGACGGCTAGAAGTGGATTCTTTAAAGTACCAAACAACTTCAACAATTCACTCGTTCCACAACAAGATGTTCACTCGTTCGAATGACAACATCAAGCGATATCGCGTGAAGGTTGGACACTTTGACGGAACATCGGAAACCCTTGCAAATGACACCTCGGGATATTTTTATCTGTTTGACGGATACGAGCAATTATCTGAAGGATTATTTCCTTCCTTCTCTGATTATTACGGGACAGCATCCACCAAGAAAGTTTGGTTAACGGATCGCGAACCCTCGAACAACGTCATCGAAGTAAGTGCAGATATTGAAGATAACGGGGTTGTAGCGTTTATCAATAGCGACGACACCGGGTCACTCATTACGAGGTTCGTGATAAACACATACGACACATTAGGAAGCCTAGACGACACAATTATCTACACGATTAACGCTACCAACGGAGGCCTT